GTGTTCTAGTTGCTGTTAAACTAGCACCAGAAGTTACTTTGAAATATAAACTTCTTGCTGGGTCTGTAGCACCATCAGCTATAGTAGTTGTTGCATCTGCATCACTACCAAAAGAAGCTTCAGTTGCATAACTAAATGCTTCTGCAATTAATTCTAAGTTAGTATTTGTGGAAGTACCCCAAGTACCTGACTCATCACCAGTTGCTATTTCTTTTAATCTTAAATCATTTACATATGTTGCCATATTTTATTCCTATATTAAGCTACTTCTTCCCAATCTGGGGTTTGAGTAGTATTTATATTACTATAATTTGGTGTTTGTGTATCATCTATGTTTGCCCAATTAGGTGTCTGACTATCATCTACTAAACTCCAAATATTAACTATTTGTGTTTGTCCTGTAGCACTTACACCTGTTGGTAATATAATAGCTTTTGCTATTGTAGTTACAGAACCTAAACTTGTTGTTCCTTCTAGTCCTGTTACTGAAAGTATATTATTAGTAACTAAACTTATACTTCCTAATCCGCTAGTTGCAGATAAACCTGTTGGAGATACTGTTGCTCCTGCAGAAACTGATTCATCACCAAGCGTTCCTACTGAAGCAGAACCAGATACACCTGTTACTGCAGCACCTGCTGTTATAGCATTACCTAATGCTGAAGTACCTGCTAATCCTGTTGTTGTTGTATTTGCATCAGCTGAAACAGTTTCGTTTCCTAGTGTTGCTGTGCCAACATTACCTGTTGCAGAAGCATTAGCTTTAGCTATTACAGATTCATTTCCTAGTGATGATGTAGCATTTACTCCAGTTACACTAACTAAAGCTTTTGCTATTACTGTTTCATTTCCTAATGATGATGTACCTGCAAGACCTGTAACAGCTACTATAGCTTTAGCTACTACAGTTTCATTGCCAAGACCAGATGTAGCACTAAGTCCTGTTACTGATATGGATACAGAAGTTCCGCCCCATACATCAGAACCCCAAGAGCCACGACCCCAGCCGACAGACATTTGTTTAAGCTATTCTTATAATAGCGTTTGATGCATCTGCTGTTGGAAATTGAATAGTGAAATCACCTGCTGTTGAAGTTTTATCTCCACCAAAATCTAGCACACAAACTGAAGGGTCTGAAGTTGCTGCTTCATTATAAATTAAAGCACCTCTTGCAGTAATTGTAGCTGTACTAAATGTTAAATCATTAAAGTCTGTTAGTGCAGTTGTACCAGATGTTGTAGGTGTAACGCTTGTTAAAAACGCACCTTTAGCAGTGTATCCAGTTCCACTTACTTCATTGCTTGAAGTATATGCAGTAGTAGCTGCATCTAAAGAAGCACTGCTTGTATATAGTGCTAGTTTAAATTGGTCAGATGCTGCAGTAAAATTATGCGTAGCAGTCATCAATTCTTTTTTAAATGAAGTACACATTGCTTGTGTTATTGCCATTATAGTCTCCTAATAATATTAGCCATTTCTTTATGACCTTGTTTTTCTAATAAACCTGCTACTGTTGCTCTATCACTAGCAATAGCTTGTTTTAAATATAATAAAATAACTTGTTGTATAGTATCTTTAAACGCTTCTGCTTGGGCTTTCACCATAGGGTCAGCGTTATCACTTATACCAATAAGTTTTTCTACTAATCTTTCTGTCCAATATTCTGGACTTAAACCTTTGTTTTCTGTTGTTTGAACATTTACAGTTCCTAGTGTTGGCTTTACATCTACACTAAACATTATGTTCTTTGTACCCTAACAACATCATCTCTGTAAGTATCAACAGTATTATCTCCTTCACCCAAACTTTTTAATCTTGATATAGATTCCATATATCTTTTTTCATATTGTGCCATTAAATCTGGGTCGCCTTTCATATACATATATCCTTCTATTAAAGAACCATATAGTAAAGCATTTCTAGCATTTGTAGATAACCATGTAGTACCGCTATCTGCACCTGCTGTTAAAGATGCTGGTCTATAAAAATAATGTAATTCAGCTGTAAAAGCTGCGTTTGGTGTAGGTCCAACTATAAAAGTTGAATCATCAAACAATGCATAATGTTTGGGTATTCCAGTTGTTGATGCATTTGGATAAGCTTCTCTTATAAAGTTTACATCTTTAAATAATAAAAAAATTTCTTCATCAGAACTTGTAATAGATAAAGAAAAATTATCTAAAAAATCTGTTGGTGTAGATAAATACTTATTACCTGAAGATAAACTACCTGTAACATTTTTTCTAAATACAGGAAGCTTTACTGTTTTTAATATTCTTTCTTCTGCTTGTTTAATTATATTATCAATATTAGAAACAAAACTTGTTTCTGTATTTTGTAAATAATCTTGTATTAAACTTTTTAATTCTGAATATGTCATATTATCCTGTTGTTATTGTTACTTTTCCTATGCTTCCATGCATTACTAATCCTGTTCCAGTAACAGGGTCAAAACCAAAAAGCTTTCTTGAACTAGCTTCACCAGTGTCAACTCTTGCATCATATAAAGTTTGTGGGTCTATTGTTGATACAAGGTTTACATCTAATTGTGGTTGGTCTGGGTCATAACAAGTATAACAAACTCTTAAACCATTTTTTACTTTGTTTTCTGTTTCATACCTAAGTTCATTTAACTTATAAGTAAATCCACATCTATCACAAATGCCTAAAGCTTTTTTACCTGTTGCGTATGCCATAATTAAATATGATTATTAAAAGGAACAAATCTTACTGATGCTCGTTCTCTATCAGCATCACTTACATCATTCCATAATTCTTCATACTTTTGTTTAATCATTGGTACTTTTTGTAAAGCATCATTGTTTTTACAAGCAATATTATATGCCAACCCATAAGTCATACATGGTAAATATCTTGTAGGAACAGCAGTATTGTTACTAGCTACATTACCTGTGTCTTCTATTTTTTTAACATAGTAATAAACTAATGTATAAGTAGCATTACCATCTGGAGATGACCATAGCTTTATTGCTGGAGTGCTAATGTTTCTATCAAAATAAAATAAACTTGGTTTACCTTTATTTAGTTTATTGGCAATGTGTGCATATTCACTTACAGATATTCTTCTAAGTGTTTGGTCAACTTGTTTGTTTACATCACTAGCATCTGTTCTTATAAAAGCTTCTATAATATCTAATACATTACTATCTAATGTATAGCTTTCAGTACCTTCTGTTAATGTTTGTGTACCTTCTTCTACACTAAATAAATTTAAACCTCTATTCTGCCATTCAAGAAATAATAAATCTAAAGCCCTTCTAGCTGTTTTATACTCATAGCCTGAACGCAATTCAAGTCCACATAACTCATATGCTTCTTCAATAATATCACTTAAATCTAAATTAAATGTAGTTGTTCCACTTGTTGCCATTATCTATACCTTGCTGTTTTCTTTGCTATATTTTTAGGTTGTTTTACAAACTGTTTACCTTTTCTATTTCCTTTTGCTTTAGCTCTATTAGTAGCTGCTTTTTCAGATTTACTTAAAGCTTTCCATGCTTTGTCAGGTAAATATCTTTTTTTTCCTTTACTTGGTTTTCCATCTGAAGTACGCCATTTTTGTTTACCCCAGTCTTTTAAAGACCTTTGTGATTTTTTTAATGGCATTATTCTTCCTCGTTTAATCCTTCGCTATATAAATTATTAAATGTTATTTCAGGGTCTAAATAACTTTCATGCCCTTCTGCAGAATGTAAATACTGTGATGGTGTAAAATCTGGTGGTCCTTCTCCTGTTACCCATAATGCAGGACTTGTAGCTCTTACTCTATTATTGGGTAGTGCTACAAAATTACCTTTCCATTTACAATCTTCTGTTATATATAACACATGAGATTGTTTATGTTGTGCAGGACAATCAGCTATTGAGTTGCCTGTATAATCTACAGTAAACATATATTTACCACGATAAAATTTATTATCTATTTTGCATAACCAAGGACTAGAACTTACTCTGTCTATTACTACAACAGAATGATTTCTTGATTCGCAATCCCAAGGTTGTGCTAAATGGTCTTCCATTGGTTCGCCCCAAGTATCACAAGGTATATCTGCTATTAAAGCTTGTATTGGCATACGAGCCCACATAGCTCCACCATGTACATTTTCATCTTCATCACAACCTGTAAATACTACTTGAAATGATAAAGACCTATCAGGAATAGTATTTACTGCTATTGCTATAGCGTGTAAATATTCTCCATGATATTGTTCGTGATTAGCAGTAAACTCTTTTCTTACCCAGCATTTAAAATGCGGTATGTTACTAATTAAATAAGACATAATTTAGTTTGCATATATTAAATTATCCGTATGATAGTTTAATGTAAGTTCTTCTCCTGCTTTAATTTTTCTCGTTGTATAAACATTAAATGTTTTGTAATCGTCCCAGTCTAATTCTAACGAAAGTTCACAATTTGAATTTTCAGAATGATTTAAAAAACCACCTATAGATGTTCTAATATAACCACATATTATTGGTACTTTAATATGCGACATACCTATATCAAACTCTTTATTTATATCTTTAATTGCAAATAAACCAAAGCCTTCTATTGAACTTTTTTTTACTTCTATGCAATCAGGTAAGGGTTTATAATAAAATTTATTATAAATAGGGTACATTATTTGTAGCCACCACCTGCTTTTTTATAAGCTTTTGCTAACATCTGTGCTTTACGAGCAGACCATTGACCGGGCTTACCACCTTTACCACCTGCTTTTATTCTACTAAATATTCTTTTACGCAAACTAGGTTTAGTATAATTACCAGCTTCATTAACTTTGCTTTTAGTTTTGCCACCTTTTTTATAACTTCCGTTTTCAAGTGTGCTTCTAAGTCTTTGTTTTACCATGTAACTTCCTTATTGCTTCTTTACCTTTTTTAAATATACTTGCTACTTCTTTTTTACCCATAACCTTTGACCTTTGTTCACCTACTGTAAGTATTTGAATTTTACGAGCAAATGGTTTTTTAATTTTTTTTACTTTAGCTACAGTTGCTCTAGCATCTGCAGGTGTAGCAAACTTAATACCTACTGTATCTTTTGGATTTTCGTCAGTGTATAACCTACGACCAGAGCCTTTAGGTTTTTTACCTGTTCCTACTTTTGGGTCTTTTTTGCTTCGCATTTTTTGAAACTTTATTTTTTTTAGATGCTGGTGCTTTTAAAGTGCTTTGTTTAAAAGCTGTCCTAGACATTACCATTTTACTTTATCTGCCCAGTATGCAGCTGACATTTTACCTTTTCTAATATTTTTAGCGTGTCTAGCTTTAAAAGATTTTCTTTTCATTTTCATTCTGCGAGACTCACCCTTTTTAGGTTTACCTGCAGTCTTAGCACCTTTCTCGCCAAACCTAATAGTTTTTATTTTGCTGCCTTCTTTTGCAACAACTATATGAGATTTCTTAGGGTGGTTAGGGGTACGCTTTGGTTTGTTGTACCCACTAACACCTGCTCTTTTTAAACGAGAGTCTTTAGTAGCACGGCTCATTTTTAATTAAACTTTACCGCCTATTTTCTTTTTAACAATCTCATTGAAAGTTTGTGGCATACTAGATTTAGTTTGTCTACCACCTCTCATTGATTTGTATTTAGTGGACTTGCCACCTTTCATAGATTTATATTTTGATTTTTTCATTTCTTTACCTTAGTTTTTTTAGCTGGTTTTTTTGCAGCTGGTTTCTTTTTTGGTTTAAGTTCTTTAAGCATAGCGTCAGCTTCTTTTGCTCTTAATGGTCCGGCTACTAATTCTTCGCCATTCCATATAACAAAAGCTGGGTCGCCATTTTCAAAGTGCCCGTTTTCTTCTTTTTTAATTGCCATAGTTTCACCTACTCGTAAATTTTATTTAATACTAATATTATAGAATATGTATCACCGCTTGAATGACTAACAGTAGTAAAGTCAATATCGCCAGTTTTACCTGACCCTGCATTATTAGGAATACCAGAAAATAAATCATAGTATTCATCTCCAGTGCTATCAGTAGGCAAACCTGTAATTAAAACATTGGTACTAGCGTCAAACTCTATGTTTACGCCCATACCTCTACAAGCCCAATATATTCTTGCTACTGAAACTGAAGTGCATGACTGCCCTAAACTATTTGAGTTTAAGGCAGACACATCAACTTTTTTTACTGCTGATTCACCAGTGCCATCACTAACATTAGTAAACTTCATAATAGCGATTTTGTCGCCATCTTGTATAGTTTGTGTTGTTACTGTATCAGCCATTACTTACTCCTATGCGTCAGAGAAAGCTGGAGCATCTGCACCTTCTTGGTTACCCCAGATGTACCAATTAGTACTATCTTTAGCTAAGATATTAATTTCAAACAAACCAAAGTCTGTAAGAGTTAATATAGAGTTAGAGTTACCATCTGAATATACAGAAACATTATCTGCGTTAGAATCTAAATGTACTATACCGCCTATATAGAAGTTAGTATTAGACCCTGTGCTAATAATTAAATTTTCTGTTTCTTCTGCAGCACCACCATAAATTAATTTAAAGTAAACCCCTGCTGATGGAGAAGGTAATGTTAATGTGCAGTTCGCAGACAATGCAGGAACAACAGAAACTCTACCGCCATGAGCAGTTGCTGTTAAAGAAATAGCTGTAGTGTCAGCTAAAGCTACAGGAGTAACTTGCATACCATCACCATTTAAAGTGAACTCGGTAGTTATAGCACCTGTAGTTGAATTTTTAGATACGACCTGAAAGCCGTTCTCGGACCTAACTGGTCCATTAAAGGTTGAATTAGCCATATATTTCTCCTAAAAGAAAATATCTATCATCTTGGCAAAGTCTGCTAGGGCAGTTGATAGACAATTAATAAATCCCTAGTTACGAAAAAAGGGGAGCACAAGGCTCCCCATAAAGTTTAGCTTGAACCCGGTGAGCCGTAAATACCAAGCGGGTCTGATACTCCAAATGAGTATCTTTCTCTAGCTTTGTATCTGACATTTCCGGTGTCAAAATCTCCGTCCATAGATGTTTCCATTCCGGTTCTATTGAAATGTTTCATGCCGTTTGGAACATCAGTAATGATGAAGAAAGCATTAGTATCAGTAAGATAATGGTTAATCATATATCCTTCTGGTATAGCACCATTAGAGGATATAGCATTAATATCATTATCAGATGTACCAACTCTAAATTGAGACTCTAAAAGTCTAGTTGCCGTAAACTGCAGAGCAGAAGGAACAATTAATCTTTTAGGTCTAGCTGCTATCTTCAAACCTCTTTGGTCTTTAAAGTTGCCGATATTAATAACAGCATCTTCTAAAGATGTTTCATTAAGGTCTGCTGCAGTAGCAGGTCTATTAGAGTTTTTACTACCATCTACTAATGGGTGTCCGTCCCCACCAGTAACACCATCACCATCTGCAGTAAATAAGTTTACTCCATCTCCTGATTGGAAAGAGTTTGTAAACCCATTATTGAGTGGGAAAGCAGCTTTGACTTGCTTAGTGTAAGCCATAGCTCTTGCTAATGCTTTAGTGTAACGAGCAGAAAGTGAGTCATAAAGGTTATCCTCTATAGCTTCTTCTGTAATCGCAAAACCTAAAGCAATGGTTTCATGGTTGTATCTAGCTGTAAAGCTTTCTTGTGCTGAATCATAAGTAATTGCTGCACCTTCATCTTTAACAACTGCTTGACCAAATCCACTTAACTGAACTTCTTCTTCAAAACTTCTATCAGAATTTTCAGTTTCGTAAATCATGGTGTGCTCATCTTCGTACTTTTCGTACTCCAATCCAAACAATGCGTTTAGTCCGGGTAGGAGTTCTTTTAACATTTGTGCTCTTGAAATAGCCATATTTTATTCTCCTATATTAAACGCCTGTTGTATTAGTTAATTGATGTCCTGCGTTAAAGACAACAATAACATCTGTAAATGAGTCGCCAACTGCACTATCAGGTCCGTCTACGAACTCAATAATTTTAACTGGCAAAGTATTTGTTGTAGCAATCGTACTGCTATCCACAGCATTTTTACTACGACCTATACTTGTACTACCTGCTGTTTGAACAACAGCAGCATTGTTTCCTAATGCTGTTTGTGCAAGTGAAGCATCACCTTGCATTTTCATTTCAACAAAAGGGTCGTCAACAACATACGCACTAATATCACTAGCAACTGTTGAAGCTGGGTAATATTGTGAGAATGTTTTTTGATTTGTATTTGGGTCAGTGTATGACACACCTACAAATACTCCTACTGGAGTACAAGCTGTAGTTCCTGTGTCTTTTTCAACAGTGCCAGAACTAACAAGCTTTACAAAATCTCCGTAGAATATAGCGGTACCATAGTTAGAAGCTATCTTGTAATGTCTAACTTTTCCTGTAAAGGAACCATTAGAACTAAGACAACCTACAGGCTCGGCACCCATTGGGGTAGCTGAAGCAGCCATATTATTCTCCTAAGTTTAAGTTTAAAAGTCGGCTTCTAGCTAAATTATTATTTAGTTATTTGCCGCCAAATGTAGTCCTCGTTTTGCGGTCTGGTTGTAACAGCGGCATACGAGGGTCATTTTCTTTTAAGTAATTATTATCAACGGCTTCCATTTGGTCTTTAGCAACTTTTCTGTAGTATTCATCTCTTTGTTCCATTAACTCTCTAGGAGCTTTACAAAGCAATAAACCGCCTACTTCCATGTTACCTTTGTCCGCCCACTCAGAGTCCACATCACAAACTAAATGTAATTCAGGGTGGTCTTCTGCTCTCACAGGTTCCCAACCTTCTCTAA